GGTTTGTTTACAACTGGTAGGCTTGTAAGTTACGGGGCTGAGACAGTAGGACTAAAAGATGATACGACTAGGTTCGTAGATATTCTTCGTGATAATCCTATTTCTGCACTACGAGGTGTAGCAGATGGTTATACATATCTAAGTGATGGAAGAATTAGTAATTCCAAAGGTAATGTTATTTCTAATGATGTGCCTATCTCTACAGCTATATACCGAATGCTAGGTTTCTATCCTGCTGTAGCAACATTACAAAATGATTTGGTTCGTATCAGTAAATTTTCAGATGCTTATGTAAAATCAATGAAGTTGAAGTACACTCAGGCATATGTAAAAGCTAAACTAAATGGTGATATAAAAGAAGCACGACGTATTACGCAGATGGTTAATGAACATAACCGTACACATAGAGGTACAGAGTTTGAGTTTAAAGGATTTATTAGGTCTGCTAATCGTTCATACAACGCAGCTAAAAAGCCAACGCTTCTAAGGTATAAAAAATATGCGCCTAGAAATATTAGGTCTGAACTAGATGAGTTAATGGAAATCTATGGCATTGACCCTGAGGATTTAAAATAACCATCTCTATAGAAACAGTGTCTATCTATACAAGTGGTTAGACTAAACCTCTTTGCCCATGTAGGACTAACATAATCAGCATGATAATGCGTAGCACCATCAGTTAAATCATATACTTGATGGTTAGATACCACTGCAAAAGCTAATGCTTCTGCCTTAGAATAGGCATATTCTTCATATATATTCTCGGGTTTTCCATCACAGTAAAAACTAAACTGGCACTTATGTTTCTTCATTTGACCAGACTCATGCCTCATACCTTCAGTAACAACATCACATACATTGTCAGGATACCTAGGGTCATCTACTCTATTAAGTATTACATGACCAACAGCCATTTGTGCGGCAGTAGATTCAGACCTAGCTTCAAAATATATAGCATGAGCCATACATATCATTGCGGTTGCTGCTTCTAGTAGCATCACTTCACCATAGAAAATTGTCCGTAAGTCAGATCATCAGCAGCTGTGTCAGCATTCTCCAATAAGTTTTGGAATCTTGGATGTATTAGGTTGAGTCCCATTACATAAGTTTGCGCTAACTTAACAGGTGTATCTTTACCCATAGATGCTTTCTCAGACTTAGGAGTAGCTATTGCACTCTCAAGAGCAAGTTCTTCTTTGAGTGATTTGTAGTCAGCTCCTCGAACAGACAACCATTTACGGAAGTGGGTACGGTCTAACATCATTGTACCTTTATCAAATGGGTCTGCCGCTGATTTACGATACACATCAAGACGTACACGAATATCATTTCTAGGCATACGACTAAAGTCAGGTGCAGGTTTCTGTCCTGCTGTGTGCATTACAGTTACTTGTGCTTCTGCAAAATCTGCCATGTACTCAGCTATTAAATCAAATGAATCAAACTGGTTTTCTTTAACTGTTCTACGGATAGCACCAATCTGAGATAGAATCCATTCAGTAGCTTTCCTATAATCAAACTGTATTAATCCCCACTCATCAGCTAGCTTCATACCTAAGTCAGCTAATATAATAGACTGCTCCCAGTATCTTTCTTGACCTGAGAACTGTGCTTTATATCTAGTACGGAATGTTGATGATGCTTCTGCAATGGCTGATTGTATACCTTCTTCACCCATCTCAACTAAATTTCTTAGATAAGTACGACCTACATGGCCATAATGAGAATGAATAGATTCATATATTCTCTTACCAACATTAGTATCTCTAGTGAATAGTGGTGTGGCAGGTACAGTTATCTCTAGCATCCTAGCCATCTGCGCATCTGTATCTAGTCCAGATGCAATCAGCTTACTTTGTAGAGACTTGTTGGTAGATACTATAACAGGTGTTGCCCATGTCTTAGCATCACGTTCTTCAGCATTACGATTAAGTCTTGCTTTATCTCTACCTTGTGACACCCAATAACAAAAGTCACCGACCTCTTTATCGTTCATCATAGTAACTTCATCTATGGTTAAAGGTAGGTTTGCATATGTACCTAACCTAGAAAACAAACTGTTCTGAGTATACTTAGCCGCAAAATGTAGCTTGTCAGGATTACCATAGATTGACTGTGCCCAATACTGTGCGAGTGTTTTACCACCTCCGGTAGGGCCGTAGAGAGACACAGTCAAACCCTTTAGTCCAGTAAAGTTGTAGAGTGGTGCAGATAATCCTACACCTAACACAAACATGTGTGCATGTAAGTGTCCTTTCTCTAGGATCTGGGTTAACGCAGACCATTCTTCTGCTGAACCTTTTATATTATATAATTCTGCACCTTGTCTCTGTACTGTAGATGCTAGATTAATTACTTCTTCATTAACTACACCATTGGCATCGCGCCTAATTAATGTGTTACCTAAGACAAATGCCGTATTCTTTTCTTTCCAACCCATAGTCGAATACAGGTTAGTCATCTTACGGATTTGTCTCAACTCATCCATGTATGTTCTTAACATAAGCTGAAAATACTCCGTTTGTCTTTTATTGTACAATACTATTCCTTGGTCTGCTATTGCTGTAGCAAATTCACGATTACCATCAGTGAGGTGTGCTTGCCTTAATACAAGTTCTGTCCAACCTGTATGTGTTCTATGCCAGTGGAACCTAACTGTTTCGTAGCCTAATGATTCATCGTATCCATAAGCCACAGGGTAGACATCAAATTTACAGACATCTATATCAGTATCATCAATCGTTACCTTTATCCCATCTCTTGTTCTTTTAAATGGTTTAGGTATAGGAATAGAATTAGCTGTTGAATCAGGTGCTTCCTCAGACACAGCTATCTCTTGATACTGAACACCTAATCTCGCAGGTGAACCTATCTTACCTTTATATTTACAACCCTTACATCCACTCGGTCTATCATTTTCAAACTTCGTACATGTTGCCGGGCCAGTCGCAGACTCTCTCCAGTGAGTAAGTTTGTGTAAGGTGTCCTTCTCACTAAACTTTGTATGACCTTTACTCCATTCTAATGCAGTGTTCTCAGGGTCTACACAATAAGCGGCTACACCAACTAGGTCGTACCATAATGGTTCATCTACTTTGTCTTGGTTGTCTATTGCCCATTCAATCTGCTTGCACTTACTAGCAACTACAGACCCAACAGCAGGTGGGAACTCTTTCTTGACTGCAAGATTATCTAGCAATGTGCTGTCACGAGTGTGATCTTTTGTACCCGCAGCTGCAGCTCGGTAGTAATAACTTAGCTTATCCTTGAGTGTCAAACTTTTGACAGGCTCAGCATCTACCAACAGCTTTACCTGATTACCATTCTTAGGATTATGTGTACCAACAGGTCTTAATACTAACGCACTGTTAGCTGTTAGTCCTGCATCAATCTTAAACTCTTTTGCAATAGCCGCTTGCTTCATAGCTTCGGCTAATGGTTTCCATTCATTAGGTTCTAGTTCTTCTGTTAATACCCAGTACGCATGTAGTCCATTACCTGAATGGATTATCATAGGCTTAGGTAAACTAAGTTCTTTTACAAACTTACCTAATGCAACAAGACCTTCTTTCCAAGATGGAAATGGTTTGTCTGAGCCGCAGTCAACATCAATAGCCACTACCTTTGTGGCTCTTACATTATCTTGTCTTCTACTGCCCTTCTCTCTAAATGCAGAGATAGCAAAGTAAGTATTATTCTTTGTCTTATCTAATCTCTCACATGTTTTTGCGAGTTCCTCTACCGTTTGAAAAAATCCTTGTTGTCTACCATTAGGGTTAATAACAGTAGTAACGTAGAATCCTTCTTCCGGCAGGACTCGCTGAAGAAACTCCAACGTGTTCATATTTGCCCTACCTTCATGTTAAACCTTGGTGGGAATAGGTTCCACTCTCGCTTTCCCTATTCCCATTACTAGTTTACTCGTTTTCTTTGAAAATCTCAAGAAGCCTTTCAAAGCGTTGCTTTTGTTCTAATGCTATAACCTCGGGTTGAGGCCATCCATCGTTAAGAATGGCTAGCATTTTCCTTAGAATCTCTCGTACTTTCTCATCATTCTTAGCACGGACAGGCTTACCTTTAACCCATCCGTAGTAAGTCATACGAGATATACCTAACAACTCTGCCATATTGGAGGTTGTCAAAAGCATATGCTTCCTCAAAGCTTCGACTTTTTTGAAGTTAAGAGGAGGATTCTTAGTCATCAGCATTATCCCCAACAAGTTTAGCAATCTCTGCCGCTAGGTCATCAGCTTCACTAGATGCAACTGGTGCAGGTGCAGGTTCTTCAACCACTCTTGCTTTAGGTTGAGGTGCAGGAGCAGGCTGTTGTATTTTTGCAACAGGTGCAGGAGCAGGTTTTTCTTCTAAGTCAATAGATAAATTACCATTACCAACAACTGCTTCATCGTTTACAGCAACTGATTCATCAGCTGTGAATCCTACTTCTTCACCGAAGCCAAACTTACCTGCGCCACTAGAGCCTTCAACGTACTCAATAACTTGTACTGCTCTAAGACGTAGGGTTACTCCTGCTCCAATAGATGGAGAGTCGTAGAAAGCGGCAGAGCCATTGACCTTAACAACAGAGCCACCATAGATATTATGCTTGGCCATCATGCTACCTTTAGCATCAAACACAGCAGGTTTATAAGCCGCTTTAGATTTGAATTTAATAATAACATTACCTGTTGGCTCACCAGTCTCATCGTCCAACTCGTCGTGGTATGGTAGTGGTGCTTGCTTGATCTGCTTGCTAGGCTTAGCTTCTTTCATTGCTTTGATACCTGCTAGTATCTCACCTTGGATAAGGTCAGTTACAGGTTTAGCTTCTTCTTTAGATAAGCACAGGTTAACTTTGTAGTGTCCTGATTCATCAAATTTAGTATCGGGTGCGCTAATGTACGGATAGTACGCAACACCTTTATTAGTAGTAAAAGTTTTATTTGTCATTTGAACCTCCTAGTTCATTTCATGTTGATTGAAACCTGCTTCTTCTGAAAAACCAAAATCAGAAGCAACAGGGGTTTGCCCACTAGCTACACTAACTTCACCTGTAACAACCTTTACATCGTTGGTGCCTATAAGTTTATCGACATTACGTTGCATTTCATCTGTATTAAAACCACCAAAGGAAAATTTTAATTTAGGGAAACGCACAGACGTATCAAAAGATATTGTTGTTACAGCAATATCAGGTGCAATACCTCTGCTTTGTAGTGTCTTCTGATAAGCATTTAAGTTGCCTAATGAAGATGGTGTAACTTGTAACAGATAGAGTTCACCATCTGTCTTATCCGCCATTACCAAAGCTATTCGCTTTTGGTCAGCGCAAGCTTTAATCTTGCGACCTTCAGGCGTAATCTTAGAACCCCATGCGTTTTGTGGACAAGAAGCACATAGGTCATTCTGTTTAAGTTCGCTTCTCTCATGTGGTGTTTCACCATTCAAAGAGTAGCAGTCGGGTGCAGATGATTCTCTATCTACACTATACTCACCTGCATACCATACCTTAGACAACCTAGGGTTTGCTCCAACAATCACTGTGTTCAAACTTGTTGCAGTAATCTGAGCATCCCCTGCTGCCGTCGCAAGATGGAAACGTGAGTTCTTAATTGATAGTTTAGAACCAATCATTAATCATCCACCTTGGCTACAGGTTTACGAACATTTACATCAATGCGTGTTCCGTAGTTCACACCTGATGGTACGGTTTTATTCTTCTCAATATAACCTCGTACAGCAGTCTTACTAACTCGCTTCTCTAGCATATCAAAGGCATCGTTGTTCTTAATATATTCAAGAACAGAATCCCAATCAGCTACTTGTGCGAAGTCAGTGGTAGTTAAGAAGGCAGTACCATGGTCAGTCTTAAAAGACTTTACCCCTTGTGTATCTGCTTGCTCCTTAATCCATCCCTCAAGTTTAGCCATGTTATCTTTGATGCCTTTGACTTTATCTTTAGTCTCAGCTTCAATGGCTTCTTTCTTCTTGCGAAGCTTGAGGTATGTATTGATTACTTCATCTACAGTTAGATTCATATCATCACCTCGTTTCATTCTCTATCAGGTCAAGCAACAGACCTTGTAGTTTTTGTTTATTTTTAAGCCTGTCATACATCTTGTACTCTAGTTCTGTTGCTTCTATGTGTACGATGTTTGAAACATGCTTCTTACCTATCCTCTCAATACGTCCATTTGCCTGAACATATTGCTCGTTGCTTGTCACTGGCCCATACCAGATCACAGTTGACGCAGAAGTTAGTGTCAATCCATGAGCCATGGTGGCAGGGTGTGCAACAAGAACATGAGGGTCTTTCGAATGTTGGAAATCATGGAAGATAACATTACGTTTAGTAGCTGATACCTCTCCATTAACTACAGCAACACTCCAATATTTAGAGAGTTCCTTTTCCAACATCTTTAATGTACCTGTTAATGGTACAAAAACTATTACTTTACCTCCTACTTCTTCAATTACTTCTTTAACTATATCGACTCTAGGTTTACAATCGATTTGAATATGCTGTCCATCATCACCATAGACAACACCACAAGCTATTTGTACTAGCTTCTGTAGTTTTACAGCTTCATTTACAGCAGTAATTGTTTCACCCTGTGTATGTTCTGTAATGAAATGCTTGAGCATCTTTTGGTAATGTACTTTCTGTTCCTTAGTAAGTTCAACCTTCCTTGTCTGTGATACAGTATCAGGTAAATCAAAGCACTCGTCTCTAGTGTATCTTACAGCAGGGGTTAACATATACTTTACAATCTCTATTGATTCGGGTCTTGGTAACCACTTCCATTGTCCTACCTTCATCATAACAGCTTCTCTAAAAGCAGTATACGTCTTTGTCAAGTTAGGACTATCAGCTAATTTTGCTAATGCCCACGCGTCAGTTGGTGCATTCGGCGTAGGTGTACCAGTCATCAACCACAAACGTGTTGACGAATGTTGAGCCATGAACTTCCTGAGCAGTTTAAATCTATTTGTTGAGGGGTTACGATAGACAGCCACCTCATCAATGATGATAAGGTCAAACATATCTTTGGCTTCTTCTGTAATGATAGGGAATCCATCATGATTAATGATGTAAAAATCTACGTCAGTCTTTAATAATTTCTTACGTCTCTCGCTTGTACCATGTAAGGTTACTGATTTTAGATGTGGGAATTGCATAAAGATACTATCACCCCATACTCTTTCAAGGGTTGATAGTGGTGATATGATTAAAACTTTTTTGATTGCGCCGATAGATATAAGATAATCAGCCGCCCATAGTGCAGACTGTGTCTTACCTGTACCGATCTCATTGAGTACCAACGCTCTCCTATTCATTGTCAGAAAAGCGGCAGTCATTTTTTGGTGGTCATAAGGGTCAAACCTACCTGCCCATTTATAGTAGTGCAGTATAGGTGCAGGTGCTTTGATGCCTAGGTTTCTTAGTATCTTAACTTCGTCATTACGATGAGGTGCTACAACAAGTTCTGTTCCCTTGTATGTAAGTTTCTTAGCTGTAGGTATACACTCCAACACTTTGTTTGGGTGCTTTAGATTTAAAGCTATAGCTTGTGATTCTTCAACGATTACCATTTATATATTCTCTAACCTGTTCAATACTTTCATCATCACATACAACAAAACATTTACCTCCTGCATCTTCTATCTCCTGCATACATTTAAGTTGTAAGGCGGTGGGTTTCTTAGTCCTGTCCGCCTTACACTCAATCCCAATAAACTGGCCGCCTAAGATAGCCACTCTATCGGGTACACCTGCACGACCAAATGGCCCTGCTTGTGGACTATAATACCAAACCTTTTCATACTTTAACATCTTGTCAAGTTTGTTCTTAATCTTTCCTTCAGGTGTTGTAGCCATTATATATGTACCTTTACATTATTGTCAAGTTATATTCTTGCAAATTCACAAATATTTTTTGCAGGACACCAACCACATAAGCCACTAGGTTTAGCAGGCCAGTTATTATGCTCAACAGATTGATGTATTCTTTCTATACGAGCAAGCATATCAGACCACATTAGATTAGTTTGATTAACTTTAAATGTTTGAGAGTCCATAGACATATCTTTTAACCATATGAATGTAGATTGTACTGTTTTAATTTTAGGGTAATGTTTAAAGACTTGTAAAGCAAACAACTGTAGTTGTGTAAAGTCGGGTCTACGTTTACCTGTCTTCCAATCCATGACTATTGCTTTATCATCTATCAGAATCAGAACGTCTAAGATGGATCTTAACCATGCGTCTTTCTCCCACCAACCTGTTGGTGTAAGGTTTTCGTTGAGGCACAGCTGTTGTTCTGCAAGTAAAGTTCCACCCATATTCTCTATACTTTTACATAAAGGTTCGTACTTTTCTGTACCATCAGACAATGGTTTACTATCTAATAGTCGGTGTTCCAAGCTAGCGTGTACTCTTTCACCATATTTTGTTGCGTCACTACCTGTGTCTTTTACTTCTTTCATAACACGTTGATGGTAGTAACGCTTTGGACAGTTCTCATACATCTTAATAGATGAGTACGAGTGTGTTAGTTTTATATCCATGTTACTCACCCGCAGCGCGACGTAGAATGTCATGCTTTAGGGTTTCAATAAAGCCTACTAAGTTTACAGTATCATCTATCTTTGTAGAGAATCTAACGTACCTACCTTTTACCTTGACAAGTATTACCAAGTCGCCTAGGTCAGCGTCGTCAGTAGATGAAACAGTCTCAGTAAGTTCTTTAATTACCTTTAAGGTACTCTCTTTCTTACTCATTTTGCTTCTCCATAGTTTTTACCTACACCAATTTCACAATCAACTGGTAGTGTAGGGGCCCAGCTGGGGGGTTTAGACATCTTCCTGACAACAAGTTCTTGTGCGTTTGTCAACTCATTATCCGGGACGGATATGATAATCTCATCATGAACTTGAAAAGCCACATGATAATGTTTACCAATAGATGCCATTTGTTCAGTGATTACAATACGAGCAAGTGCTTGTACTATATTCTCTGTAACTTTACCGCCATATATCTTAGTCCAGTCTATACTATCTTGCTCACCAGTCATAACTCTTTTGGTTACAAGTTTACGAAAGGTTCTTGCATTATTAATATAAACGTACCCATCTTCTCCTCTGCATAATGCAGGGTAAAGAACTTTTAATTTGTTAGGAAGTATTATACCTTCGCCATCATAGTGTGCAATATCACATAAACTACCACTACGACCTGCTACCATTTCAGTAAGTGCATGATTACATCTATTCCAAAATGAAGTTATCTTATGGTTCTTATTCCTATATAAGTTTACAATTCTTTGTGCTTCATTCTCATCTATATCTAGAGATATACCACCCATACCAAGAGCAAGAGTATTCCTAAACTTCACATGACCCATGCCATAACCCAAGCCAAGGATACAAGTCTTGCCAACAAACCTTGCGACCTTGTCCTCTTTAGTCACTCTCTTATTATATACCTCACTAGCGAACTCACTATAAACATCACGACCCTCACGAAAGGCTTGAAGTAAATCGTCCTGTCCTGCAACATACGCAACCATACGAGCCTCAATTTGTGACAAGTCACATGCAAGTAATGATTCACCAATAGGTGCTGTGATAGCTTTACGAATAGCACCACTACGAGGTAGGTTCTGCAAGTTAAGTTTATCACCACCACTAAACCTGCCAGTGTGCGCTCCATAATAATTAAGCATGATAGGTAGGCGACCACGTTTCGATACCTTTATAAGGTTCTCAGTCCGCGTCTCCTCTATTGTCGATTTTGTGCCGAGCCGAGCCGCGACCAAATTTTGAACTCTAGCGTCGGGGTGTTCTAATAAATTAGTAAACTCTTTATCTGTCTTTGCAAAAGCAAAAGACTCTTTGCCTGTCCTTAGACTTATCTTAGTCGGTGGCTCTACGCCCACAGTCTTTAATAACTTAGCAAAGATTTGATTAGACATCAGTGCTTTCTTAACTTTCTCCTGACTCAAACCTTTCAACGCTAAATCATCAATAAGTTTCTGTTTGTTTGCCTTGACTTGCACGAGATGATCAGCCAATGAATCACCATCAAGTACGATAGTCGGCTCAGTATACATACGCATGGTTTGGTCAATCACCAATAACTCTGTCGGTGGAAACTTTTTAGCTAAGACTTTGAACAGTTGATAAGTAAGGTCAACATCATTGACACAATAGCTTGCATACCTATTAAGTTCTTCGGGTGTGAAGTCCTGTCGATGTTTACCTAGCGCCTGTACAACCTCATCACCTTTCTTACCTAAGTTATAATGGCTAACTAAATTCTTAAGTGAACCCCCCACAGTTGCATTGTGATATGGTCTTGCCATAGATAAAGTATCGAACCAAAGTTTAGGCTTGATACCATAGTGCCATGACAATATTGCTCCATCGAATACAGTATTGTGAGCAAGTATAACCTTGTTAGAATAGTCCAACGAGTTTAGAAACTTGCCCACATCATTACCACTATACCAATCAGTAGGGTGGTTATTAACTTTGACACCAACACCAATGACCTCAAACCTATCATCACGAATGTATGCCTCTGTTGTCATCTTCGACAAAGAATATTCTCTGTCATAATAAGTCTCAAAATCTATGGTTACGATGTCCATTACTTCTCCCTTGTTTTATTTATATTAGGAACTTGCTCACCTGCTAACGCTCCATAGCCACAAGTATCCACATAGTTATCCACGTTGTGTGGATTCTCTGTAGTCCTAGCAACCTTGTACAGCACCATCATCATAGGTACTTCGTGTGGAAATATATCCACACCTAAGTATGTACTCCATAAATCAGACACCATTTCAAAGTTCTTACTAGCATCACCATGTTCTACTTCTCTGTCAGTTGATGTTAGCTTGTCAGCTTTTTTAAGTATGTTGTTCCGATTGTATCTAGACTTCTTTGACATCTGTTTCTCCATTTAAGTTATATATACCTATACCTTTGCCACAATGTAGACTGTATGTATTGCAAGCATCTACAGCTTCTTTAGCATTAGCACCCATAGCTAATGCCCCATAAGCAAAGTCTTTACCATGACCAAAGGCATGAAGGTTATGTCCGTAGTGTACTGGATGGGCAATGCCATCGTACAACCACAAACCTGTATCCCTGTGAATTACAATTAGCTGTGAGCTTTTCTTTGTAAGTTCAGGGAATGATTCAGGTAAGGCACCATCTTTGTACCACTCTCTAAGTTTGATTACATCATCAAGTAACCCCACTCCCGATACAATACATACCTTACCTGTATTTTTATCTGTTACATACCAAGCTTTATCTGATTCCCACTTAGCAGAACCATCATTAGCTTGTCTGTCAGTAGCTAAACTTACTCCATCCCATACTAATACTGTCATGTTAAGATGCCTCAAGTTTATAACTAGCACCATGAGAATACTTATCAGCAGTATTCTCATCATGTCCTTCTGATTGAAACACTTTGAATCGTCTACGCAATGGGATACTTAAGTCAGCAAATATTCTATCTACTGTTTTGATTAACTCATCTACTGTTGGTACTTCTGTTTGTCTACCAAATCCTCTGTTGCTCATAGATGATTCTATAAAACCTTTGAGAAGATGTTTAGGAAAGTCCACTGTAGTCATGCTCTCTTGTAAACAATCTAGCCATTCTTCTGATGACCAATCGGGTTGTCTTGCATGCCAATGGTTTTGTGATTTCTCTCGTTCCTTGATAACTTCCATAGCAATAGCATCAAGTGCATGAACTTTGGCTCTAGCTTTCAAACCTTTCTTGTAAGCAGTAAGCATTTGCCTCCATTCTTTTCGCTTTGCAGGTATCTCAATGAACTTGTCATCAGGTTTCTGATTAATACACTCACCTGTCAACAAGTTGAACTGTATGCCACAGAAATATGAAGGCCCACTGTTCATAACAGAATTGAATGTACTGTATACTGCATATCTATCACCACTATCTTTAGTTTTCTCATGTATCTTGGCATCAACGTCTTTAGTATGACGAATACGATACAAACCCTTACGATGTCTGTTGATTACAAATGGAAACCATCTGTAGAAAGATGATACATAAGATTGAGACATACCAATGATGTGACTTTCTTTAGCCACAAATGTGATAATGTTGTCAGGTGTTATGTCAGCCAATGGTTCAGTACCATAGCCTTGACACACAATACGAATTGCATCTCCCTTCTTAAACATTCTCCAGTTTTGATTGACAGGCTTACCTTTATCAGGCCACCTTGCTGTGTTGAATGATGTCAACATTTCTTCATAGGTATTAAGAGACCTATCACTCTGCCACCATGTATACATGATTACTCCTTTACTTGGTTAGTTTATTAAATGTTACAGCCGCAGTCATACCATCTAGGTCTGCCCCTATGTCTGTTACTTCGGCTTTCTTCTTCTCGACAATCTTCTTGTGTCGTTCCTTTGCTTCTTCAGGTATTAGATCCCACAATGCAGGCCATGCTTTCAATGCAGGTGCCAACGTGCTGTAGGTGTTGGTTACTAATTTGATACCCTCAAGAAACTTCGCTTGTTTAGCTTGATGTTCAAAGATTTTACGATTGTATTCTTTGAACTCAGGTTTTAACCAATCCCATCTTGTATCATTGTAGTCACAACTACCTGAACTATACCCTGCATTGAAACCTGTAGTTTCTCTTTCGAATGTATCAGGCCATGGTTGTGGTGTACTGAACTCAAGTCTTACAGTGCTAGAATTGTACACAGCTTTTTTATGTTCAGCAGTTTGAAACACAACATCGTTAGGTGCATTGTGAAACCCTGTGAATGAAACGTACTCTACTTTTTTCAGTGCATAATCAGGTAATGCTTTGAACTTTGCTATCACATCAGCAGGAAAGAATGATTGGTATATCTTATCTGCCCAATGTGAGGGTATATCTTGTTCAGCTTTATGTATGTTTTCTTTAAACATAGCCTTAGCATTGTCATTTATTTCATCTTTTAGTTGTTCACTAAATCTTACAGTTGCCATCTTGGTCTCCTTTGTTCCATTGATTAACTAAGTCACGAACATGCTGTTCAGCCATTGCTCCTAACTCTTTACCTATCTTGGTAAATGCTTGGTCGT